CTAAGAGACCACCAGCTACACCTCCTGCTAATCCCGCAACAGTTGGAGCAGCTTTAGCTGCAGCTTTACCTGCCCAGTCCTTCGCACCTTTCCAAGCACCGCCAAGAAAGCTCTTCAAGCCTGGTTTTGGTATAGTCGGTGCAGAACCCTTTACAGGATCTTCAGTTTCTGTTTCTGTTGCTGATACTGTATCTTTGGAATACGGGGTTGTTACTGTTTCGGATTCAGATCCAGAGACTGTCTCAGCTGGGGGTGTTTTTCCTGCATGAATTGCTGCCATTCTTTCAGCTAGACCAGGACCTTTGGCCATCGTTTTCATCATATTCTGCAGGAATTTATTATTTGCCTCCATTGATGCCTGCAATTGTTGCTGAAATTGATCAGATTTTGCTTTGTCTGCAGCTATCATATCTTTTTCAGCAGCTTCCATGTCTTGAATTCGCTGATTAAGCTGATCATTTTTAGCTTGTATGTCTTTAATTTGTTGTTGTTGCTGTATTTCAGCAGCTCTTGGTGTTGATGCAGCTGTTTCAAGATCTTTAATTTGGGATGCTTGGGTACCTAATTGCCTTTCAGCTTGCTGAAGTTTAATCGCATCAGCTGTTGGGTACCCGGGACCAGTTAGGGGAGCTTTTACTTCAACATCAGTTTTTATTGTCTCTGTTCCGGGGCGTTCAATTACATCATCACTAAAAGCAAATACTCTACCATTATCAAGCTTAATTTGAGTCATTCCTTGTGCCGCTGGTTTACCGGTTGGTACACCACCTACTTTTTCACCACTTTTAAGAGTAACTGTTACCTTTTCAGCATCTGAAACAGCAGGTTGTTGTTGTTGCGGCCCGGCGTAACCTTCAATTCCTTGTCTTTGTGGTGCAGCCGGCGCTGGAGCGCGCATTGATTGGGGTACATTTCCGAAAACGCCTTGCCCGGATTGGGGATCAACAGGCTTATTAGGGCTTCGTAAAGCATCCGGAACATTACGGTACTGTTGAGGAGACAAATGGCGTAAAGCACCTTGTTTCTTCTTGTCTATTCTCTGTTGAGTAGCTGTATCTCTATAACTCTGTTCTAAGATGACATCACTTCCATAAATTAAGATATCACCACAAATACTTTCAAAAACAGCTTTAACTCCTTCGTAGGCTTCTTGATCACTTACATTTTTTGTAGCCTCTTGTAAAATATCAAAAGCTTGTTTTTCGGTAATATTTGTATTTTCAGTTATTAACCCGGGAGCGTCTAACTCTATATTTTCTCTTAGTTTTGCATCATAAAGCTCAAAAATATACTTTAATTTTATATTTCTAAGAGGAGCTAAATGAGGATTACTTTCAATAACAAATTTAAAAAATTCTTTATCTCTTTTAAAAGATTCTGCGGGTGTAAGGTCCCAAGTTTTTTGATAACTTTCGAAAATATTCCGAATTTCTTTATCCATGTCTATATTTAATCAATCGGTGGTGAATAAACTATTGCAAAAATCCCAATTGACTACTTTAAAATATCGATCCATGAACTCACGATTGAAAGGACCATCGTCTAAATAATATGCATGTTCCCACATATCATTACCGAATACAGGTTGTCCTTGACCATGCATAAGAGGATTATCTTGATTTGGTGTGGTTAATACTTCTAACTTGTCTTTTTTCTTTACTAACCATACCCAACCACTACCATAAATGGAAGTACCTTTATCAACGAATTCTTTTCTGAAATTGCTAAAAGAACCAAAAGTAGATTTAATAGCTCTTCCTAATTCCATTTTCGTTGATAAGTTTGAACCTCCAGGTGTCATAAATTTCCAATATAATGAATGATTATAGTAGCCACCACCGTTATGATTTACTTTTGCATCATATGACTTAATATTTTTTAATAAAACTTGAATTGGGGGTTTTGGTCTGTTACCTAAAGCTTCATTTAGACCTTTCGTAAAATTACGATAGTGTACATCGTAATGAAACTTCATAGTTTGTTTGCTAATATGAGGTTCTAAATCTTTAAAAGCATACCCTAACTTATCCATATAATATTTGGATGTATTAGCTTCTAATAGTTCTTGAATTTTATATTCGTAATTCATTTTATTTTTTTCAGTTGTATTTCAGTTTTATCTAAAATATCACCCTTTTCATAAGTAGGTCCATTGTTTAATACCTTATATCTAATGAATTTACCTACTGTATTATCTTTTCCGGGTTGTTCGATATCGTATACCTTTAAAACTTTACCTTTGCTTTTAAAATGAGTGCAATCAGGGTTAATATTAAGACATTTATCTCCTTCTTTTAATTCATTAGCATCTAAGTTAGTTTTCTCAAGTAATTCGTTATATCTCTTTGAGAACCTGGTCATCTTATATATTTATCAAATTTTAAAAATATCTTGTTTGGGGTACTGTAATTTCTTTTTTATCCATTTAACTTTTTCTTTATTTCCTTTACCTGCTTCTGTTTCGTCACAAAATTCTCTTGGACTAAAAGAGCCTAAACATTCTCCAGCCCAGCAAGGATGAAATATCCAATCACTATTATGATTAAAATAATTAGATTCATATAACTCAACTATTCTTTCATATAAATAAGGTGCTTTTCTAAATTCGTTATGAATAGCATTTTGTTCCCAGTTTCTTTTATCAAACCAATATGTACTTTCTGGGTTGTTTATTACATTATCAATAAATTGAATAGTAAAATCAGTTCTTTCCAAATACATTACACCGGTATTGGTATGGTGTAATTTTTTTGCTTTACCAATACCATCACAACATATATGGATACTTTTATCTTCCTTTTTTAAGTCGGTTATATTTTTTTCCTTATCAATAACTAAAGCATCCCCATCTATTAACAATATTTCATCATATCCTTCTTTGAACAAATGTTGAATTGAATACATTTTAAGCCAAGCAGGGGCTCTTGTTATATCAAAGTAATTTTTATGTAAAATATATTCGAAACCTATTTTAGAAGCATACTCAGCATTATGAGGGCTGGTGAGATTTATTAATTCTTCGTAATTATTACAAACTGATTGTAAAACTGCTTTTTTATTCGACATCTATATTCCTAGATAGTTTGATTTTTTGATAACCATAAGGCAACTCAAAATCATGAACATCTGTCAACTTTATAAATGAGTTAATTGCACTACACATAGCGTTACCTTCTACTCTTACGTTATTTGGTTTAACAACTATAGGTGTAATGTTTTTATCTTTAAATCCTAGCTGTTCTACATATGTAAACTCTTTTGCTTGATCTTGTTGAGTTACACCATCAGGTAATTTAAATGACTCTTGTTCAATTTCTCCTTTTTCATCCCAATCAAACTCTTTAAACTCGTTCATATCTTGATAAACGTACATTATTTGGAACTTGTCATTATTATAAAGTTTCTTTATAGAATCGGAAACTTTAGAGAGTTGTTCTAAATCATGACTAACAGGGTGAGCATCATATTGAGCGCCATGGTCAGGGTATTTGGACCAATACCAAAGATACTTATGACGTACGAAAAGTAATCTGCGTTTATTCTCCTTAAGAAGCTTAACTAATCTCTGACTTCTTCTATTGTATATTTCCCAAGTTGCTTCTTCATTAATTTTATCAGTTTCTTGGTCATTTTCATCTTGATAATATATTACATGTGCAAAATCTACACCACTATCAGGATAAAAATTTTTAAATTCATTTTCAAATATACCAGGTAACGCATTAATATTAGTTACTTGCCAGTCAAAAGGAAAAGAAGATTTTCTCATATAGTTTAAAGCTTGCCCTACACAGCATCTGTGACCTAAACTTACCAAATAATCATACTCTTGATCAAATAAAGAACCTTCTGGAACTTTATAAAAATTAGGAACTACCCAACCACTTGTTGCATCATACTCTTCTTCCATATAATATTTTATTAAAAGGTTATTCTAACTCCATCTTACGTAAAAAATCCGTTGTAGAAGGACTGTCGTATTTCTTCAATATTTTAACTTCCTTACAATATCTAGAAATTGTTTTTTTCTCACATTCTGGTAAGGTGTCTATTGTATAGTCCCCACCTTTAACATAAATGTCTGGCTTAATGTCTTTTAAGAAAATACTACAAGTGATGCTATCAAAAATTACTACTTCATCAACACATTCTAAAGCTTGAAGAACAAAAGCTCTATTTCTTTCTGTATTATATGGTCTATTAGCTCCTTTTAACTTTTTAACGCTCTCATCGGAGTTTAGCCCTACGATTAATTTATCTCCTAATTTTTTTGCTTCTTGCAAATATTGTACATGACCAGCATGAAGAATATCAAAACATCCATTAGTTGCTACGGTAATCATACTTTAAGAGCCATATCCCAAATCAATAAATGCAATCTAGGACTAAAGTTAAAATGATGCTTTTTAGCTAATTCAGCAACCATAGGAGCTATTTCAATATGTTCTTTTCTACTACCTGCACAAGGCATTAGCCAAACTCTACCTGTTGGTATATCAAACGGGTCAATATACTTTTCAAATATTTCATCCAAATCTGATTCTTTACTAACAACAAACTTAAAACCAGAACCATAATTAGCATGCCACTCTAATACTTCGGGCTTATATCTTCTATTTTCCGGATCACCGTTATTACTAAGTTTAGGTGATGTTGTAAAAGTAGCTTTAAGTCTTCCCCATTCTTCATTAGGCATAATTGTTGCATTTGTTTCAAAATCTATACGAGGTACCCAACCCCATTCAACATCCATCTCTTGAATAAATTTTAACAATGTAGGTTGCTGTACTAATGGTTCACCACCTGTAATTTTAAATATTGCACCGTTTCTAAGATGTTCTGTGTAACCATTATCATCAAGAATAGAAAATACTTCACTAAAAGTCATTTTATTTTTAACACTCCATGATATAAAACTGTCGCAACCATGAGGAGCTGACGCTGATGCAAATCCTTTACACGTTAAATTACACATTGATAATCTCATGAAAACTGAAGGGTAACCAACAAATTCACCTTCACCTTCAACAGTGTAAAATATCTTATCATCACTAAGGAATATCTTCTTTTCTCCTGTACTCATATATGTTATATAATAAATGCTACAACAGACTTATCAAGATTAAATATTCATATGGCAACAAAACGTTCGCGGTTAGCCGCAGTTTTCGAGTCGGAACAGTTACAGACTAATGATTTACACGGTAACTGGGATTTAAACTTTAATGTCCGGAATAAGTTTGATTTTACTGAAAACCAGAAAAAGTTTATACAAACTATTCTCGCAGAAGATACAAAAATAGTTTTTGCTGATGGGTCGGCAGGAACGGCAAAAACATATCTTTCTGTTTTTGGTGGACTAACATTGTTAGCAGCAAATAAAAACGAACAAATCGTATATCTTCGAAGTGTTGTTGAATCTGCTAATCAAAAAATAGGACATTTACCAGGACAATTGGACGAAAAGTTTCTTCCTTATTCATTACCATTAATGGATAAATTAGATGAGTTAGTTACAAAAACTACTGCTAACTCCTTGTTTAAGAAGGAGTACATAAAATGTCTTCCTGTTAATTTTACACGAGGATTAACATTTAATAATTCAGTTGTAATTGTAGATGAAGCTCAAAACTTAACAAAACAAGAAATAACCACCATTCTTACGAGATTTGGTGAACGATCAAAATATATTGTTGTTGGTGATTCTAATCAATCTGATATCAATGGTAAATCAGGTTTTTCTCCAATTATAAAAGCTTTTGATAATGAAATTAGTAAATCAAAAGGTATTAGTACTTATTTCTTTGGAAATGAGGATATAGTAAGAAGTAAAATATTAAAACACATTGTTCATGTGTTATCTGATATTTGATTTTCTTTCTCGAGTTCTAACAGCTCTTTTAATGCAGCTTCCGGGCCTACAATATTAAGACCCGGAAGCTCTTTATCTTTATCTTCGAAAGGCTTTCCTATTTCAGCCATTTTAGAGAAAACATCTCCAGATAACTTTTCAATTTTTGGATCTTTTTCTCTTTCTATCATTTATCCTCTTTTTGGTGCATATGGATCACCTTGAACGTCTGCTCCCCAACTTGTTCCAGCAAATGGATCTGCAGCGTTATGTGATTTAGGACCAGGTCCTACACGAGCACCAATAGGCTTACTTTTATCTCTTGCAGCACCAGGTAAATTGCGTTGTTCTTCCTGATGATCTTCATGTGTTTTAGGACCTTCAGCTGGACCACTTTCTTCTACCACTTTAGATTGATCAATAGGATCATTTGCTTCACCTAATTCATGCAAAGGTGTAGATTTAATAAAGTCTTTAGGGTTTGCTTGAGGACCACATGCTTCTGCTTCTCTATATGCATCCCAATCAACATTATCTTCAGCGTTATCTGATGTAAATCTTATCTTTCGTACTTGTATATCTGTATATGTAGCACTATTATTTTCATGCTCCCATACTTCAACCTTTTCTACCCAGCATCTATCATTTGTTGCAGCTTTAATAAAGAAATTAGCTGTATTGAAACAATATTCAGCAACACGTTCAATACCAGTCCCATTTGGCATTAATCTTAAATCACATGCATCAGCTTTTTCTAATTCTCTAAAAATGGGTAATGCTGGATCATCAGCGGCAATACATGTTGTGTGGTCAAATTGATTTCGAAGTTTTTCTTTAAGACCTTTTAGACCACCGAAATCGACGACCCAATTGTTTTTGTCAAGTTCATTAGCTGCAAACCAAAATTTAGCTGAAAGCTTGTAACCATGGATAAATCTACAATGTGAATGACTTGCTTTAGGTTGGCGAAATGCACAACTACCTAATTCAATTACTTTCGTACTATTAAAACTCATATCCAATATAATAAATTATGAGCTAGGTAAGTCAACCGTTAAAGTGAAGTATTAATTTCTCGCTCTATAGGTGTATCACCATATTCATCTTGATCACCTTTAAGTTGTTGAAATTTATCAGAAGTTTCTTCTGCTTCTGTATTATCAGGAGTATAAGTGTTACATTCACATATTCGCTGACCTTCAGCATTCATATTATAACTTAAATTCATTTCCGGTGCGACACATTTATCTCCGCGTTTCCAATAAACGCAATCATTACAACTACAATTAACACGTTCTATAACAGAAGCATGACCAAGACGAACATAACCATCTTCATCTTCATGATGCATTTCTGAGATTTTTTTCTTTTTAAACGGCCGTGGACAAGGTGTTCCTTTTACATGTACATGACCACATCTTCCACAACGTGTTGCTTTTTTTGCCTTTTCAATAACTACTTTACCTACGAATTTTTTAGCAATTTCATCCATTTTAGATAAAGGAAGATGTAATTGATCTTTGTCATCCTTTTTCTTTTTAGCTAGCATCATTTTTATAATGTTAACTTCGTCATTTGTTAAATCGTATGTTTTGTTGTCTATTTCAACAGTTACTGTTTCTTCGTTCTCAGAAGTATTCAAAGCTATAGCTACTGCTTGCTTTTGAGGATACCCTTCACCTTTCAATTTAGAAATGTTTTTTCCGATTATAGCGTCAGTTTTTCCTTTTTTAAGCGGCATATTTTAATAAAGTTTTATATATTTTTAAAAGCTCTTCATCATCTACACCACCGTGTTTAAGATAAGCTTCAATATCATCTATATTGTTAGTATTTTTTATCTGTTCAAATTCTTTTGTGCTAATTTTATCTTTAAGCTTCTTAGCAATATATTTTTTAAACATTCGAACAGAATTAGGTTTAGAAGG